TTCCCAAACAACATCAGCAACAAATTGCTCTCCAACTGGTTGTTGTTCTGGTTCTGAACTATTAATATAAAGGTTGCCGTTAAAGTCGCCAGAGATATTTACAGACTCTGACATAAATTGTTTAAAGTTTTTCATTAGTTGCAGTTCCAACGACGGAGGGCTTTGTTGATTCTTGAATCTGGATCTCTTGAAGTTTCTGCAGAAGTTAATTTTGATTTCATACCTTTCATTCTACTACAGAATGATTTACGACGTGCTGCTCTTTTGCCAGTTGGTTTCTTTTCAGTTACTGCAGTCTGTAGTTTTGATCCAGGATTCTCACGACGGTATGCATTAACTGCTTTTTGACTTAAACCATCAGTTTTGTCTTGACGGTTAACCTTCTGCCAGTCCTCTACTTGAAGAAACTGCTCACCAGGTTTAATATCTGAGATATAATATGATTGAACTCTAGAACCAGGATAAACTTTTTCAATTTGATCCTGAACTTCCTGACGATTTGGTTTAGTTGTTTGTGGGAAGAACAGTTTGATCATAAAATACTTTCCTCTCCAACTCAAAGTAACTAGGATAATATTTCCAGTTTTTGATGGAATTCTTACCGATTCTCCCATTGGTTTTACATAATTTTTATCTGGCCCTGGTTTTGCAGAACTTCCGCCCATTGGCCTTTTTGGAGAGCACTCACAAGGAGACTTTCCACATACCTCACAAATCTTACCATTCTCTTCAGAGACTAAAGGATCTGGTTTAATAAGATCAATAACTTCTGCAAAGGTGTTTCCGTTTGCATCCTCAATAGTTTCTTCCTTAACAGACTTCCAGCCACCACCTTCGGACTTATAACCCTTTGCTGCCCAACCATTCGCATATGCTGAAGGATACACATCAAACTTTGCTTTTGCCTTTGCTTTCCACTTTGCCCAAAGGGATGGGTTGGTTGGTTTATTTTCTTCCTCTAAGTTAGTTTCTTCAGGTACACAATTAGGAACTTCTTTACCATTTTTCTTCTTCATTCCAACTTGCTTATATCCAGTCCAACACGGATCCTTTGCTTCATCCATAGATCCTTGAACATTATGTTCTCCACTATCTAAGTAATCTGCAGCTGCATCAATGTAGTCTGCTGCTTTGGTAATTTTTGATTGTACCCATGCCTCAATATTACCTTCGCCTTTCATTTTTGATCTAAGACGCTTTACTGCTCTTTCAATAGTAGAAAGTTCAGATCTTGCCATCGAGTGCTCATGATCTGGTTCTGGTTTTTTGGATTCTGTAACCCCACCAATAGTTACTGCATCCCACATAGCAGGCCCATATGAACAATCCATTCTTCTTTCTCTTTTTCTGCACATCGGACAATATCTCGTTTCATCCGATTGCTCTTCAATTTTATTGGATACCATTTTTGGTTTTCCTCCTTTTCCTGGACGATCTGCTACTGGATCTGCTTCTCTTTTTCTTCTTACTGCAGCAGCAATTTCATCTTTTGACATCTTTGCTGCTTTTTCTTTTGATAAGCACTTTGGTTTTGCTTCTCCTGGTTCACGAGCACACTTACCAACTCTTTCACCCTTGGTGTTGTAACGATCCCATCCACCTCCACCTACACCACCTTCACCACCAGTTCCAAACCACTTACGAAGATCTTCATAAGCCATACCTCTTCTGGTGTGCTTAAGTTCTCCTTTTTGTTTTGCGATCAATTTTTTGGATAACGCTCCAACATTAATGTCGATTGGATTCTCATCCGGAGTCTTCTTTTTGGGGTTATCGTAAACATCCACATCACCATCTGCGTCACGATCAACAAATTCAACTGATGCATGATGAACCAGTTGCTTGAGATCTAGATTCGGATCCAACTGATGTTGTTTTCCTTTTAAATGTGGTGTTTTATGGGAGAATTTTTGACTCTTCATTCAACTGGTTTTGATTTAGTTTCTTCGCCTTTTGCCCTCTTTCTTCTCGCTGCACAATGGGCGCGTTGAGAAAATCCTTTTGGATTTGAGCAATCAATACTCTTTTTATATTTATTACTCCACTCCTCTTGAAATTGTTTAAATGTTTTCATTGGTAGATTGCTTTTTTAGTAACTTAGCTAATTCTGCAGTTGAACCAACAAATAGTGCATTTGTAACATTTGTTGGACCTTTTGGAGTCTTTCCTTCTTCCACTTCTTTTAATTTTTTCTGCAAGTCCATCAATTTGTCTGTGGCATCTGCAACATTTTTTATAAGTTGACCGGCAACTTCATACGCTCTTGGCATTTCACTTTCTTGAGCAAGTTCTAAAATTCCACTAATAGCTTCTTGGCCCTTTTCTATCAATGAATACAGATTTCCTCTAGTATATTCATAATCCTTTTTAATATCTTTTATTGATGATGTTGCTTGATCCTCAGTATTAATTTCGGAATTCGAATCTACTATTTCTGGTTTTATTATATCATTCGAAACGTTGAACTCTTCATTTAGTTTATCGTATTTTTTACTCATTCTCATGAAAACCCACCACTGAATCCAAAGTCATCGCCAACTTCTATTAGATTATTATCTTGTTCCGTTATTCCAAGAACTGCAGATCCAGAGACGTGTGAAGTTGCAGTAGTTCCATTTGCACCTCTAGTCACCGATAGTTTATTTTCTGTTTTTGATTTTACATATATTGTTTCTTCATTAATTGAAATATAAGTATTCGGTAAAATAGATGAAGCATCGTTGACATTGATATATGAATCTGTCTTTTCAATATTAGAGGACAAACTAGTTACGTTTACTCCAGTATAATTCTTAGTTGCAGTTGGTTCAACTGAATATTGTAGATCTCTTCCTCCAGATTTTGCATCTGCTCCGCCAGAAGATGCTGATATATAACTGATAGAAACTTTTTTGATAATATCTTGAGACGCAGAAGAAATTGGACCAAACAGATATATTTTTGCAGTGAATCTTAGTGTATAAATTAATGCTCTTCTAGTTGAAAAATCCCCTTCATAGTCATCACTCATTGTGATGCTTCCAAGTACGATGGGAATATCACGCTTTTCTCCAATTTCCGGAATTAAATTGACAGATAAATTATATGAAGGTTGGAAATATGGAAGTATCTGCTCAACAATTTGAAGCATATCATCATTTAGTTTTGTCATTATACTCAACTCAAATTCCATATTGTATGGAACTGGCATATATGCCTTTTTCTCTTGAGTCTTATCAGATGTAGGGGATGTTATAAATGTCTGAGTTGACGTTACTTTTCTCTGTGGATCATAATTTAGTCCAATAAATTCAAATGACATTCTTGGGAGAGTCATTTGAACTGGTTTGTTTAAATCTGGAGATTGTTCTAGTCTTGCCAAAAACTTTTGGGTTGGTCCATATGCAAGAGGAACTTTCAGTTCACTTACAACATCTCCAGAATTATTTTTGTGCTTTATTGAAATATTATTGAAAAGTGTTCCAAAAGATACAACAGTATTTCTTAATATTTCGTGATAAAAATATTCAAACATTTTGAAGAGAATTAATTATTCTTATATATTATGTATTTATGGAGTTCCAAATGGATTGACTTCACTAAAATCTAAAATTAGGTCAGCTTCCTCTTCAATGATATCATTTTGTGCATATGGATCTGTAGTATTGTATTCTCCCACTATTCTTAACTTTCTACTTGCGCCACTTTCTGAACCAACAATATTTTCCCCAGAAGTAAAACTTCCACTGATTTTGGACACTTTCAATTCATTTGTTACAGCATTCCAGGAGTTTACTATCGCAGTGGTTCCGCTAATAGATCCTGTCACAACTTCATTAAATGCAAATGTTCCAATACCAGTTGCAATTGGCGAACCTATAGTTACCGTTGGAATTGAGGTATATCCGACTCCAGTATCAGTTATTCTTATAGATGTCACCGATCCAGAACTGTTGATATAAGCAGTTGCTGTTGCTGTTGTTCCTATTCCTGGAGAACTTATGGTGACAATTGGAGACTCTGTATATCCAGAACCGCCATTTGTTACCGTAATAATACCAACTATACCATCAGCAATTTCTGTAGTCGCTTCTGCTCCACTTCCTCCCCCACCTACGAAAGAAACACTAGGTGCTACTGTATATCCATATCCAGAATTTGTTATTTCTACTCCCTGAATTCTGTCAGATGCTAATCCCTCACAATCAATAATTCCGGAAATCATTGTTGCTATTCCTGTTGCAGTTAACCCGCCACTTGGTGCAGATGAAATTGCTACCGTAGGAACAGATGCATATCCACTTCCTCTGTTTGATAATATTACTCTTCTTACTCCACCATTGAATATCTGTGCAGTTGCTGTAGCAGTAACTGCAGACCCTACTAGAGTTAAAGTCTGTATAAATCCAGAATCGACAACATTGTCATCAATATCATCAATATTAGTATCAATTACTTCGTCTTCATATCTGAATAGTTCACAGGTTAATTGATATACATAATTTTTTTGTAGTTGATAAAAAGGTTTTTCGTGCTCGACATATTTAATCTCAAATAATCTATCACCCAAAGGAAAATAAATTAAATCACCTTCTTTTGGTCTTGTAGATAACTCAATATCAGTTATATTCTTAATAAGAGGTGTGATATAAGTCTCAAATCTTTCTTTAGATATAGTAATAGTTAAGTCATCCAATTCTTGAATGCCAAACTTTGACATCAAAGTCCCTAGACCATTATAACCATCATAAGTATCAACATATGCTTCAATAGGAAAAGCATTGTCAAATTTAGACTCAATTACTTCTTTTATTACAGTCTTAGAAGTTACATATTTTCTTGGTAAATAATAAACTTCGACACCATATATTTTTAGTTGTTCATTAATTAAATCTTGTATAAGATTTTG